CCTTTTACTCTTCTATTACTTGGACCGACCTTTTCATCTATCCAATGCTTTTTTCTTCGCATTTTACCCGTTGTTTTGCTTTTAAAAGATTTAGCTAAATTATTTCCGCTTCCGATTGTTTCGCTTCTTGCTAACATTTTAACAGCTTGTAAGAATATTTTTAAAGTCCTTCTTTCTGCACGTCTAACGGCTTTCTCTTTAGATATTTCATCCTCAAGCCTCTTGAAATCTCTAAGTAGCTGAAATTCCCCTTCAAATGTCATCGTTACGGTGCTTTTACTCATTGTCCCTAACTTCTGTTGTTAATCTCCACCCGTCCCTTCTTCCAATTTCTTGCATTCTTACTATGTAGTGATTTTGTGAATTATAAACCAATCTCATAGTTGTTAAAATACCTACATCATATCTGACCGTCCAAATTCTAGTATCTACTGAAACCAATTGCGCAGCCTCGAATCCTTCATCTGTTCCCGATGTTCTACCAGGATATTCAAAACCCATTGGAACTTTAGTTGCATAACTAGACCATGTTACCGTTTGGTCATCTCCGTAAGCATCGTCCGCAAAGCCAGGAGTTTCAATATTAACATACTCATCCATTCGGCCTATATTCATAAGTACTTTTCAATTACACTATATTCAACTTCTTTTGCTTCTTTTATATCTTCAAACTTCCAAATATTTACATCGCTCTTTAGTGCTATTGTGCCTACTCCTTTAAAGGGTACAAGATGACACCTAAAGCCTGATAACATCATTTGAGTGTCCGAATGCCCATCAAGCCCTTTTTGTTGGTCGTCCCTCCATAATCTTCTTTCCTTTAGTACTTTCTTTAATACTTCTTTCTTAAATACCCTACCCGCTCCTATTGGGCTTAAAATGTCGTTATCTTCGTACAAAGTCCATGTTTTAACTTTGCCGTCTTTCATTATATGAGAACTACGAATGCCGAAATAGTCAGCATCCACATTGTCATAAACTTCCAATAAATCTTCTGTGATAATATCATCTGATCCTAATTGTATTAAATGGGTAAAGTCTAACTTCATTGCCTCGTATAAACCTCTATTAAACTTTCTTCCTAATGGGAAATTCTCTTCTATCATCCAATCAAAACCAAACTCAAAAGCAAGATCAGCTTCATCCGAATTAGAGCAAACGCAGAATACGTTAAAATCCCTATTCTTTTGGAGTTTCTTTAGATTATTAAAAACCTTTCTAGTTATCTCTAATCTTTTATAAAGTGCTATGAAAAATAAATATTTCATTTTGGCATTAAATGTTCAAATTGTTCATAAGTTTATAATTTTGTAATCGTTTAACATACTATCGAACCAATTAGGTATCTCATTGACTTGTGTACCCGTGTAAATTTCTTGTCTAGTTTCGTAGAATGTTCCTACTCTAGTCTTAATTGCCGTTTTTATGATCTCTGGAACGGCCTCTTTATTTGCCCATCCTGCAACTAATCTGATAATTACGTTATCATAACCATCGACTAAAACCGTTGGGCCTGTTAATATTTTTATTCTTGTAAAGTTCAAACTATCTGGTGCAAAATCTCTGCTAGTTTCATAATTTGAAGTAGCTAGTGTTTGCTCGCTATCGTCTGAATCTTGATACTTAATTGAAGTTATCTCTGTAATCCCGCCTTTCTTAATTCCCATGAATCCCGAAAATTGATCAAAGTATAAATCAAATATTGTAGAAACGATTGTTCTACCCATTGACCTTTCGGCTTGTTGTCTTGCCGCTTCTATTAAAGAAGTGATCTTAGTATCATCGTTTGAATGTGATACGTTTAACCATGCTTTAGCCTCAACAAGTGTTACGGGTTCTTCCGCTGCTGGGGTTATGGTTGTATATTTATCTGAAAATTGTGTATGATCCATTCTTTTTAAATAAAGGGGGCGATTAAACCCCCTATTATTATTAAAATGCTACTTAATCAAGTTGCAGTTCTGTAAACATATTTGATAGCTCCTGTGTCAGCACCTACGTACTGCCCGTCTGCTCTCTCGTATGCCATGAATCCAACTACCAACGCATCAGCGAAACGCTCATCCATTCTTAGTAATTGCATTCCACCTACTGTTCTTACAACATACTTGGAAAAATCTCCGTATGCCATATATTTAGCTGCATCGGCTTCGTCTGCCATATCTGCATTAACTAGGTAAGGACTTCCATCTATTGTAGAAGGCTCGCCTTGTGCTAAACCTGGAACCCAAAGTGGTCTGTTATCACTAGACCCAACACTCAATTTTTTAATCGTTCCCAATACGGAAGGACTAAAAACGAAAGTTGCGTTACTTTGGTAAGCAATATCAACACTTGCAACTAGGTCATAAATAACCGTTGAAGTCAAGGCTCCACCGTCACCACCCGCATTGTAAGCATCAATTGCAGTAATAAAGCCGTCTGGCTCTCCGCTGTTGTCGCCCGTAACGAAATGAGCTGATTGAGCCCTTTCAATTCGCATACCCGCCAATTCACCAACTAAAGGAATCAAATCAACATCCTCATCGTTAATCAATTGAAAAGAAACTTTAATTATACCTGAAGTATAAGTGAAATCTCCAAGGTTTACATTTCCAAAAGTCAAATCATTAACCGCTGGTGCAACACCCTCAGACATAATTCCTGCGCCTGAATTTGCAGAATCATCAATTTTAGGATAAGGCAATGTACCTCCGCCTGCTGTATTGATAACCGTACAAATGTTCTTGATAGAACCGATGTGAGCTCTTGCTACGTCAATTCTTCTACTCCATTCTTCAGGTACTAAAAACCCTCCTAAAGTTGTAGTTGACGCGATTTGCGTGTTAGTACCCCTTACTAGGATTGATTTCTCTTCGTGATTTAATGTTTGGCTTCTTAGATATTTATTGAAAACTTTTGAATGTATCGCTTTCGTTTCATCTGTACCAATTCCAAGACTTTTAGCCTTTTCTGTGAAATCATTTGCATTTTCTGCCTCGTTTGCTTCTATCTTCTCCAACATTTTAATGTTAGCGTCAATATCATCATTCTTAGACATAATCTTCTCAAACGCTTCTTTTTCGGTTGGATCGAGTAGTGTGCGGCCATCTTTGTCAGCTTTATCAAAATATGAGTTTGCTTCCTCCCAATTTTTGCCCAATTCCTCTTTCAAACCTTTGATTTTATCCATTTTGTTTGAATTTTAATCGTTGTTTGTCAATTATTGTTTTTGCCTCATCTATTGATAGGCCCGCATCCTCTGATACTTCATTAGGTTTCCCCTCTGCGTCTTTTATACCTTCTGGTATAATTTCTTTAACTACTTCTTTTCCCATTAAAGTTGCTATTTCTTCAAGCTCCCTTTCGTTTACTTCATCTAGTTTTTCAACGTATTCAAATTGACCTTCGCCCGTTGTATTGGTTACGTCCTTTGTGATTTCGCTTACTTTTCTAGTAGGGTTTTCTAGTTTGTCTAAAACTTCGCCAACCGTCATAGTTAATAGCTCTTTTGTTTCTACTCCGATAGTTTTGCAGATATAGCTTAGATTTTTAACCTTTCTTTCCTTTAGGTTCTTCTTAACCGCTTCTGGATTGCTTGGAATGTTTACAACTGAAACCTCTAATAGCTCTTGTCCGAAATAGTATTCAACGTTTGGGTCTTCTCCTCTTACTTCTTCCCCCATTCGAGATTCTTGGCCGTTTTCATCTAATACAGGACTAAAACCAACTGAAACCGCATTTAAAAAGCCGTTAAGTACTTTCTGGAATATCTTTTCGCCTCTTGGGTTATCTCTGTCGAATACAATATCTAAAACAAGCTCATTGTTTACTACTATTGCGTTTTGTCCTCTACCTATAACGTCATCTGGATCGGGTGCATTGCACATATCTCCTCCGTAAACGTTATGCTGATACCCTATAATAGGATTTCGTCTAAAATTATCTAGATGCCAATTGTCTTGATTAAGAACCGACCCGTGTCTATCTATCGCACGTGTGGAAGCTATGAACGTTATTGTCCCCGTTGCTTCTGCTCGTTTTTTAACGTCATTAGTCATATTTCTGGCATAGCCCGTCAATTGTACCATTTCTTTTATCTCCATATTTTCTCTAATCATTTGGTATGTGTTTCCATGTTGCCCCGTCAAATATGCAGGATATTGTTCCCCTTGATACTGAAAACATTTCTGATATTTGTTGATGTGTTAGGTTAGATTCCTTTAGTAATCTTTTAATTTCAATTACATTACTTTCGTTTAGTTTTGAGTTCCAATGCTTCTCACCTTCAGGTAGTTTATTTAACCCTGTATCTAATGCGTGTTTGTTATTTTCAGCATAAGTACACCACTCTAAATTTGTTACGTTATTGTCTGTTTTAATACCGTTCTTATGGTTTACACATGGTTTATTTTCTGGATTCGGAATAAATGTTGATGCGACCATTCTGTGAACGCTAACACTAACTTTACTCTCTTCGCAAATATTAATTCTATCATATCCCCTATAAGATGATGGTTTTAAGTATATATCATTACGAGTACTATACACCCGACCATCGTTAGTTATATTATAACTAGTATCTCTATATTGTCTTGTCTCGACCATAGATTTATTTATCATTCTATCTTTACTCCGTATTATCATTGCTATTTGCTGGTGTTTGGAAGTTTACAAAGTCATCCAATCCGTCCATTTTTGGTAATCCTTCTTTCTGTCTAATTTCGTTTCTTGTCATCCATTGTCCAACCGTTGCCTGTCCGTAAGCCTCGAATCTAGTTGCAACGTCTGCCCTTAGAAATTCATCCATGTTAAATTCTACTTTATAGCCTTTTCCCTTATCGACTTCTGTTAAAAGTTTTCTACTTAATTCGATTTCTAGTTTTGTTACAATAGGTTGTAAAGTATCTGAATAATACTCTTTGCCCATTTGCTCTACGTTTGCCTTTGGTTGGTTTTGTAGGCTTTTAAGTTTATGGAGTGGCATATTATACATCCTTGCGACTTCTTCAATATCGAATACCCTACTTTGTAAAAATTGTGCGTTTTCTGGGGAAATCCCAAGTGCTACATAATCCATTCCTGCACCCATAACCCCGATTTGGTGTTTGTTGCCCGCTCCGTACTTTTGTCTAAATTCTGCCCTGTGTCGATCGCCGTCCCCTTCGTTTATCTTTCCTGGAACTTTCAAAATCCCGCCTAATTGAGAACCGTTTTGATAAAATTCAGCATTTGACATTTCATGCGTCATTATCAGCCCTAAAGAGTTTCTAAAGTTTGTTACGGGATCAACCCCCCAAACTCCGTTGATAGAAATATTAGGAATGTGTAGGACATCCCGATCTTGGACTTTTTCTAATATAGTGCCATCATAAAATTCTAGTGTAAATATCTTTCTTCCTATACTTGATAAACCTACCCTAGTTTTTCCGTCTGGTCTTGCTAATATTAGTTCTCCGTTCTTTTTTATATATGCTATCCCGTTTCCCCTAAG